CTCTGCCCACACGGCAGCTGCGTCACGCAGCCACGAGCGAAGCGACACAGCAGTGGGCACGACTACGGCAGCCTGCTCGTCCTGCCACGCCTTGAGCGACCGCAGGGTCATCTGTGCCGACGTCTGGACGTAGGCAGGCGAGACCACTGGACCCATCTCGTAGAGGCCCTTCGCTTCACGGATTTCGTGGATCGGCCCGGCAGCGTCGCTGCTGAACGAGCGGCCGCCGTCGGCCACTTGGAAGGCGAACGAACTTCCCTTGACGTCCCGGCGGGCGACCAACTCCATGACGTCAGCACGCGACTGCGGCGGCGTCACAATGTAGCCAATTCCCTGGTCGTTGCTGAAGACCTCAAGCGTGCCGGACGACTCGCGGCCCAGCAGCATGTTCGGGTCGTGGTTGAAGTAGCTGACAAGGTCTTGCCGGCCACGTTGCTTTCCCAGCACCTTGTCAAACGCCCCCGGCATAATCCGTTCCCGGAACCCGCCGAGATCCTGCGAGAGCCGGTTATAAAGGATCGCCATCCCGCGAATTACGGGGCGACCGTCGGCCCGCGTTTCCACGGTCAGTTCGGCCTCGGGCACGTCTTCCCAGCTGATCGCCCGGCGTTCCATTTCCATCAGTTATCCTCCTGAAGCATCTCGGCCTGCTCGCTTTCGTCCACCTCATCCATTCCAGCACTGGAGTCAACGCTGCTTTCCTCGCCTTCTGCCACCGGTTGCGTCGGCACTGGGGCAAACTCGTCGGCCGGAGCCGCCGCAGGCGGGTTAATAATGCGGTCCACGGTGGTCATGTTCAGTTGCATGAACCGGGCTTCGCCGCCGTTTTCGACCGGGTTAAGCCCTTCCATGGCTCGTATTTCGTCAATTGTCATGGCGCCGAGGTTGAGCATCTCACGGTAGTAGGTCGTGCGTGCCGCGCTGTCGCCCATCGACAACTTTCGCAGGTCGAAGTCAGCACAGAACGTGTCGGGCAGCGTCAGGCTGATCAGATCCCGGCCGATCGCCCCGGCCCACCGCTGTGCCCAAGGCTGGATGCAGTGCGTCAGGAAATCGATTCCGTTCTGCTCGATATTGCTGTAGGTCGCCCTGGTCAAGTCTTGCAGCAGGTGAGGGCTGACACGGAAGTACCGGGCGACGTCGATGATCTGGTACTGCCGGCTCTCAAGGAACTGGGCCTGCTCGTTGCTGCTTGACGAGATTTCGACCGGCTTGGTGCCCTGTGGCAAAAAAGCAGTGCGGAAAGCCCTGTCGGCACCGCGGTGCATCCGTTCCCACTGCTCGCGGGCACGCTCGATCGCCTCCTGCGGCATGGCGTTATCGTTGGTAAAGATCACGCCAGGCCTCGCGCCATTTCCAAAAAAGGCACCAGCATGCTGCTCCAAAGCCTGTGCCAGCCCAATCGCATCACGCAGCATCGACGGCGGCTGTAGGCCGGTGAACCCGTCGGTTGAGAGGTACGAGAGCCGGAATAGGTCTTCCTGCCGGTAGGGCACCTGCTGCTCGGTCACAGGCTGCCGGTAGAGGTAGGTGAGCGAGTAGTCGTCGTTCTGCTTGACGGTAATGCGTGAGGGGTGCAGCGGCACCAGCTGGTCATACGCACCGCTGGCACCAGGCACCCGCAGGGCGAACGACGTCCCGTACATGCAGCACAGGGCCGTCATCGTCTCCACAAACTCGAAGCGGGTCTGCCATGAGTTGGGCCGGCGGGACAGTGTCCTGTACAGCGGCTGCTCGGTAGCGTAGCGCTTGCCGCCGCCGGCCATCTCCTCGACCAGATTGAGCGGGCAGGAGGCCAGCGTTTCGCTGATGACCCGCACGCAGGCAATGAATGCTGAGCACTTCAGGGCCGTCTCAGGCGTCACACGCACGCCGCTGGGCGTCTTGTTGGCGCCTACAAACGCCCATTCGGCCGACCGGAATTCGTGAATCTTCCACTGATCGACGCTGGCAGCGTACTCGCCACGCCGATCGGTGATCGTCAGGCCGGCGTCCTCGGTCACATCCATTGGATATCCCAGTTCACTTCGGGTGTTTTGACTGCCGTGGCGTGGATTCCAATGGCCATTACAAGGCTCACAATGCCGTCGATACGTTCATGGGACCGGCTTTTGCTGGGCTTGATGTTTCCGGCGGCGCTGTCTTGCTGGATGGCGACGTTGCCCGCCTGCCACGTCAGCACGTCGGAGTTGTGCAGCAACTTCCCGCCCACGACCAAGGCTTCAAGCTGCTTGGAGGGGCTGGACATCGACGCATAACCCTGACCAAACCCTACGACGTTCAGGCCATCCCCTTGCAGTTGGCCCGAGAGTTGCGTGGCGTTCCAGCGGTCGATTGCCAGCCCCCGAATCTGGTACTTCTTGGCCAGTTCGTTGATGTCGGCCCGCACCTGGTCGTAGTCGGTCACGTTGCCCTGCGTCATCCGCAGCTGCCCGTTGCGTGCCCACGTCAGGTAGGGAACGTGATCGCGTCGCTCTCGCTGCGTTGCGTTTTCCTCCGGTATCCAAAACACCGGCTCCACCCAGTACCGGCCGTCGTCCAGAGGGAAAAGCAGCACCAGAGCGGTCGTGTCGAACGTCGTCGCCAGATCAAGCCCAGCCCAGCACTCGCGGCCCTCCAGCGGCACCGGGCACAACTGCTTCCCCTGTGCCCAGTGATCCATTCGCAGCCACCTGGTGTCCTGCTCGGTCCACTGATTCAAGTACAGCTGCCTGAAAGTGTTTTCGTAGGTCGGCATTTCGACCGCTCGGGCACATTCGGTACGCAGGAAGTCGAGCCGGATCGACACGCCAAGGTTGGGGTTGGCCGCCGCCCACACCTGCTCGTCTTTCCAGTCAGCCTCCACCGGGGCGGCATAGATCGCCGGCAGGAACGTCGGGTCAACCACGGCGCCGCTGGCGACCTGCTCGGCGTACCTCCAGACTTCCCAGCAGACCGATTTCCTGTCGCTGCCGGCGGTCGTCAACGCCACCGTGATCGGCTGACGCCGGGCACCCTGCGAACTGATCATGACGTCCCACATCTCGCGGGTGCTGACGTGCAGTTCGTCGAATATCACGCCATGAGCGGAGAGCCCGTGCTGAATGCCCGCCTCGGCCGACAGGGCCTTGTACGTTCCGTGCGTTGCCTCCCGCACGATCGCGTTGCGGTAGACCTTGAGGTGCCGAGACAGCACCGGCGACTGCTCGACGGCCACCTTTGCCATGTCAAAGACCAGGCGGGCCTGGTCCCGCGACGCTGCACAGCTGTAGATTTCCACGCCCGGCTCGTTTTCGAGGAGCAACTTCAGGGCGATTCCGGCACACAGGCTGCTCTTGCCGTTTTTGCGGGGCAGCGCAAGCAGAGAAGTTCGCACCTTGCGAACGCCATTAACCTCGGCAAACAGGTTGCGAACGTAGGTTTTCTGCCACTGCTCCAGACGAAAAGGCTTGCCGCCAAGCTCTCCTTTGGCGTGCGTCAGCACCGTTTCAAAGAACAGCACCGCCCGGCAGCTGGCACAGCGGCAATCAGCCGAACAGGATGCGGGTGCTGTCGTCTTCTTCCGGCTTTTCTTCACTCGCTGCTACCCTCGCGGCGGCACATGCCGTCAACCCGAACTCTGAGGCAAACCGCAGCATGGAGGCCCGAGCATCCCGCTTGCGAGCCCACGCCGGGTGGTTCGTCACGCGGCCTTTATTGTCCATCAGCGTCAGCCCGTTGTCCCGCAGTTCCTTTTCGGCCTTGAGCATGTCCGCAAACGAGTCGCAGTACGCTGCGAGGGCCTGCTGGTAACGCGGCGACATGACCCTGGACGACTCCAGCATTGGCGTTACCCGGTTCCATTCTGCTTTTCCGAGAGGGCACAACCAACCGGGGGCAGGCGCCGAGCCCGGCGGGACGTCGATGGTTTTCCTGTGCCGTTCCCTGATTTTAGAACCACGGATTTTCAGGATGGGTTTGGGCACTGGTTTGCGGCCTCTGACCACGGCTTGCCCTTTTTGTTTTTGCGGCCCCGCGTCCACTGCAGGAAACCACGGGGTTTATATCCGCCGTTGCCCCCATGATACCAACCACCCCTGCCATCTCGGCAGTCAACCGGCCTGCTCTTGCCTAGTCTTCCTCGCGTGGCACCTGTAGCACAACGTCTGCCCGTTGGCGACGTCGTACCGTGCCCCGCCTCGTGCGATCGGCACCACATGGTCGGCGTGGGCCTCACGCTTCTCGGTGCAGAGCCGACCACAACCCGGCTGTTGGCACTGCCATGCGTCTCGCGTCAGCACAGCCAGCCTCCACGCCCGGTGTGCGGCGTCGCAATAGCCCCGCTGGTGGGCGTTTGGCCGGGCCGTTTCGTCACGCCTGTAGAGACGCATCCTTGCAGGCTGGTGGGCGGGTATCCTTGTCGGCATCAGCCCACCTTGGCTCTGTAGCGTTGACAGTCGGCCACGACGTCAGGGTTGGTACGCATCCACGACATGAGATGCCCATGGACGATGTGGCACGGTTCAGCGCAGAGAGTGATAAGGTTCTGCGGGTCAAGCTCTAAGGCAGGATTGTCATGGAAGGGGTGAATGTGATGCACCTCCATCTCCTTTGTCCTGCCGCATGCCTGGCACTCTGGCTGGCGGGCGAGATGCTCACGACGCACGCGGGGCCATTGGCCCGAGCGTGGTGCGCCGTAATCGTTTGCACGGCGGTTGAGGAGCCAGCCAAACATTAGAGTGACGCCGCCTCCACGAAGGCCGCGTTGATCGCAGCAGAGTCCATGCCGAACGCGGCCGCCACTGTAGCGAGAGGCTCGCTTGTCCTTTCGATTGGATCGTCCCATTCCCACCGGATTCGCGTTGGCTCGCGGGTGTCATCAGGCAAAGCATCGATAGCCGCTGTCACTTGTTCTTTGCTGATCCCTTTTGAATGTAGCCACAAGCGGATCTGTGCGGCCGTTACTGAGTCCGGCACGACTGGCGGCATGTCCGGCGCAGACTGGTTCGTTCCACAGAACTTCCCATCGTCGTCGTAGACGTTCCACGTTTTCAGACCATTAACGATTCCGATGTATTCTGTTGGCATTATGAAAGTCTCGCAAACGGCCCTTGAGTTAAAGCTCCGATTGTTCCAGATGTTGGAAGGTCGGTTTGACTGGTTATTTGCCCGTGCCTTAACGGTAGCACGTTAAGTGCAAATCCAGTTGACTGAACTTTGGTCGCAATATTCGGCATTGTTGTTCCCGTAATGAGCAATGCAATTCCGTACCTTGTACCAGCAGTCAATGTGTATGAGGTCGGGTAGCCGCCAGTCGCTGACAACACTCTGCTGTACGCTGTATTTGTTGTTCCGAAATTGCCGGTGTTGCTATCCGTCCTAGCCACCAAAGTGACCGTAGTTTCGTCAAACGTGTACAGACCAAAGCGAGACAGCGTCAAGCCTGATGCAGCGCCGTTCGCTGAATACATCGTAATGGTGGTGATTGTTGTCGTAATTAACGGAGTAAAAAAACTAAACCACACGTTTCCCGCCACATAGGCCGAATTGCCAGCGACAAACATGGCTGGAGTGGTTTCCACAACGCCAGATTGGCCCCCGAGCCATGTGTTGAGATAAGAAAGCGTGGGTATGTTTGCTGTCAATCTTGCGTCAGCAAGTGTGCCCGTGAGGTCGGACGCAAGCCCGCTTGTGGCAACCGTTGCCAAGCCTGTTACTGCCGATGAGGCAATCGAAGAAGCAGTTGTCAGCACGCCCGAAGTGGTGGTCACCACAATCTGCCCAGACGTTGAACCAATAGCACCTGCATTCGTAATGTTGCCGTGAGTGTGGCTTGTCGGGGTACGAGAGTCCGACAAGCGGGAGTCGTTGCCGACGCAAGCGGTGGTACTGCTGGTGCCGTAGGCCACACTCAATGCTCCGCTGGCAACTGATAGTCCAGTGGAAACGGTGATTCCACCAAGAACGGAAGCCGTGGCGTTTGGCAGGCTGTATCCAGCAGGGTTGGTGCCAGAGGTCACTCGGCCCTTTGCATCGACTGTTACTGATGTGTAGGTGCCCGCTGTCGCGCCACTTGCTGCCAAGGTCGTGGCAAACGAACCCGTGCCAGTTCCGGTCACATCTCCCGTCAGGGTGACAGTCTGGTCGCCTGTATTGGTTCCGCTGCTGGTGCCGCTGAACGTCCCCGACTGCGTCGCCAGCGTGCCGAGCCCAGAAATGTCGCTGGTGCTGAGAGTCACAGTGCCGGTTCTGCCGGCCACGCTGCTGACGGTTGGCGCCGTGTAGCCGCTCACGTCGGCCGTTGTCAGAGTTACCGCTCCGGTGCGGCCTGCAACTGACTGCACGGGTGCCGCTGCCGATGATGCTGCCGTGAATCCGCTGATGTCACTGGTCGTCAGCGTCACGGTTCCTGTCTTGCCAGCCACAGACGAAACCGGCGGAGCGGTGTAACCCGAGATGTCCGACGTCGTAAGCGTAACCGTGCCGGTTCGACCCGCGACGCTAAACACTTGAGGAGCGACGTAGCCAGACACGTCGGCGGTTGTCAGCGTAACCGTGCCGGTCCTGCCGGCGACGCTGGTCACTGGCGGCGCTGTGTAGCCGGAGATGTCCGCAGTGGAAAGCGTAACCGTGCCGGTGCGACCCGCGACTGACGAAACGGGGGGCGCTGTGTATCCGCTGACGTCGGCCGTTGTCAGCGTTACAGCACCTGTTCTGCCAGCCACCGAACTGACGGCGCCCGTGGCGCTCAACGTGCCATTTGCGGCCACACTCAGCCCGCTGCCGACAATGATTCCGCCGATGGCCGTGCTTGTCGCCGGTGTGAGCGATGCGGCGCTGCCTTGCGGGCCTGTCGGCCCCTGCGGGCCTGTGCCGCCGCTCACCGTCGCAGTTGTCACGTTGTCGGTCACCGAAACGCTGACGTTGGTGTCGTTGACGCTCACGGTCACCGGGTTCTGCGTTGTCGTGACGTCAACCGTCATGCGACCACCTCAATCTTGCCGTCGAGCTGCGTGTTTTGAACGCTGCCGGGGAAGGTCGTGACCATTCGCCAGCCGTATGTGCCCACGGGCAGGGCGGCCGTCTGCACCTCCGTCATGGCGATCGCCGCCGTGGCGACGGTGCCGCTGAACGTCAGCGTGGTGCTCATGGCCGAGACCGTGTTACCAGTGACGATGCTGTAGACCGTGCTGGCGGCCGTGTAGCCGGTTGTGGCCTGTGCGATGCGAACGCTGGCCCCCAGTTCGTCGCCGCCCCGCACTTGGAAATTCAACGTGCCCGGCAGTTGGCTGAATGTGCCCATCAGTTTGTGCCTTGGTGGTCGGGGATGCGGTCGACGACGTGCTTCAGTTCTCGCTGCCCAATGGCGATCTCTTGCAGCGTCTGCTGGCTGGCCTTCTGCGTCTCTTCGATCCCCTCAAGGGTCTTCTGCGTCGTCTGCAGAAATTCAACGTGGCCCTGCACGACCGGCTCGACAACCGTTTTGTTCAGCGAAATGGCCGCATCGCGGGCGAACCACAGCAGGACGGCCAGTATCAAAACTGGCACGCCAAAACGCTCGCCAATCCGCACAAGGGAGTCTGTCAAAGTTTTCTCGCTCATGGCGTCAGGCTCCTTTTGAAACCCATCATCAGCACCTTGTTCTTGTGGTTTTGCCGATACCACTCAGCCAAAATCCGCACAATTTCCTGAATGATCGACCCGAGGATCAGCGTCAGGATGATGCCCATCTGCACGTCCCGGTGCTCGTCGGCCTCGATCAGCTCCACCGCTGGCATCGTCACCTCGTCGCTTTCGGGCCACCGCTTCACGGCCCGCCTGGTCAGCCGGTTGATACGCCACCGACCGACAGCGTGCTTCTTTCTGCCCATCTCGTGCCAGACGTGATCTTCCAGCTGGTCAAGGCTCATCGGTCGATCCCGTCGTGCAGAAGAACCCAAATGAGAATGCCGACGTACCCTCCAAAGGCTCCGACGACGATTCCGGCAATAAAGCAAAGTGCGTGCGTGATCATTTGCATGTTCCTGTGGTGCACTGTTTGGCCGCTTTGCAGGCCGGGCAGGGGATGATTGCCAGCCCGTCTCCAGACAACACCTTGCCGCTGCCGTCGCACCTTGGGCAGATCGCCGGCTTCGGGGTCGGTGCCGGTTCCGGGGCGGGCGTCGGCGTTTGGACGCGGGCAAGCTCGCGTGCCGTCTCGCAGGCAAGGTCGGCGGTGATGCTGGCGGTGTCGGGCGTCGCCTGCATGGCAACGGCCAACACGAACGCACCCGCGACAAGCGTTGCGTGCCTCATAGGATGCCCCCTGTCCAATCGGGCAGCGAGCGGGCCTTGAACCCGTCAAAGCCGGCCAGGGCGAACGAGTCTTCGCCCGACAGCATGCGGGTGCAGACGTCGAAATCGACCCAGCCGCCGGAACGCTGGAACTGTTTCGGCAGCGTGGCATCGACCGTGCCCGAGTAGCAGTCGCCCCAAGAGTTTTCGATAAACAGCTGCGGGCGTGGACGCCATCGCACGCCACAGATCATTTGGCAGTGAGCCCACGAGCCCATCGGCGTCAGTGAGCCGTCTCGCAGTGTCATGGAGAAACCCACGCCGGCACACACGGCCACGGGGTAGGCATTCTGAATCGCCACTGCTGCCATCTCGGCCGACGTGCAGAGCGTCACGCTGGCGACCTTGTGCAGGGCTGCAAACGGCTCGTACTTGTCGGGCACGCCCGACCGGCCCCATGCTTTTTCCAACTGGCCAGACGACTCACTGAACTGCTGGCCGTCGTAATCTTGGTGCAGGTGCAGCGTGCCGAACTGCGTCACGGCCTTGGCTGCGGCGCCGCCGTAGCTGCCGTCACCCCCGTTGTTCTGTTTGCCGCCTCGGGCCTCCACACGGCTGAACCCGTAGACGCTCGCCTGAAGCGTGTCGCCGCCGTACTCCTCCGACTCGCCCCTGCAAACGATGTCGCAGGCTGCCAGCATGTCCACCGCCAAACTCCAACCCCAGCCGACGCAGCTGCCGATTTCCTGAGCACCGCGCTTCCAGCCGGGGTTAACCTTCAGCAGGGCATGCCCGAGGAACGCATCTTTGGTCTCGTCGAGCACCAGGCCCCGGCCGGCGGTTGCCAGCGTGGGGAATGGCAGCGACGCCACGAACCGCTCGGTGGCGGGGCGATCTGGGCTGTAGCCGAAAAGGGGCAGAACGGCCATGTTCACCCCTTCCCGGCGCCGCACCAGGACAGTGCGTTGCAAAGGTCAACGTAACGCTGACGAAGTTCCGGCGTGACCGGTCGGACGTCAAGGCCCAGAACGCCAGAGAACGCCTTTTCCGTGGCCTCAGGCAGGCCGGGGTACTTGCCGGCGGCGTTGTCCCCGAGCCGGCGCCACGCGATGCGGAGGGCCACCATGTTGAACAACCGTAGGGCTCGGGTGTCGGTGAAGACCACTTCGGTGTCGGTCGCATCGCCGCTCACCGTCTTGGCCGCTTTGGCCCACACTTCGGCCCAGAGGGCACGATCAACCACGCTGGCCCGCGACATGACCCGATGAACGGCCGCGACGGCAATCTTCATGTCGACACTTGGCTCGACGACGGGTGTGGGTGCGGGCTTGGTCTCGGGCTGTGCAGGAACGCCAAAAGCCGCGACAGCGGCCAGCACTAGCGACAAAAGAATTTTGTGCGTGTCGGTCATGCCGGCGGCGCCTTGGGGTGCAGGATGTGGTCGAGCAGCTGCTGGCAGAGGGCGACCGCCTCGGGCTGGCCCGCCTGCCGGAATGCGTCCGCCAGGGCAAGCACCGTCGTGGCTTCGCTCATGCCGATCCCGTGGCCGGCGGCGGGCGTTGCGGGCCGGGCTTTGATGTAGCCGGCCACCAGCGTGGCAAGAGCCGGGCCTGCGAGAACCAGCGCCGCCAGTGCCGCACCAATGCGTATGAGGTTTTCAACGGTCATTTTGCCCCCACGGTCGCCAGGCAAAATCGAATCAGGGCTTCGCCTTGCGGCGCCTTGGCAACGTCGGCCAGCAGTTTGACCAGCTGATCGTCGGCCGTGCTCTTGGTCTTGTGGGCCAACCACTCCGCGGCGTCGGCCACGATCAGCGACCGTTTGTACTGGTCGGCCTCGCTGACAAACGCCTGCCCGTAGCCGATCAGCGGCGCCCAATCTTGGAAAAGCCGGATCTGGTCCCAGATCGGGAGCCCGGCGCCGTACTGGTCCATTTCGTCTTGGGTTGGCATGGCAGTCTCCTTGCCCCCAGTCTGCAAGGGACGGCGCCATCCCTTGCAGTCAGTCGTCGTCGTCACCCTCGACGAAATAGGCTTCTGGCACCTCCACGGCGTGCGTTTTGACCACGCTGCGGGCCTCGCGGACCTCTGCCGTCCACTTCTTCTGAATCTCGATGCAGCGAACGTGGTAAATCTCGTGTGTGCAGGTGGGCCAATCGCCTCTTGGCTTCTTGCGGGCCTTGCGGTCGTGCCGCAGCGGCAGGCCCCAAACACGCACCAGGCGGATGATCTGGTCCCTCGTGATCGTATGCCGCTCAGCCAGTTCGTAGTGCGTGACGTTGGCGGCGTAGTCCGCCTTGAAGGCGATG